AAGAATTAGAAGGATTAGATACAACTATTGATTGGAAAAATACAGGTGACAATAGCTATGATGGTGAAAAATTAGCATTGTTAGTGCACGATGAAAGTGGTAAGTGGGAAAGACCTGATAATATATTAAACAACTGGCGTGTTACAAAAACATGTCTTAGATTAGGTAGTAGGATTATTGGTAAGTGTATGATGGGTTCAACGTCAAACGCTTTAGATAAAGGAGGTGATAACTTTAAAAAATTATATAATGCATCAGATGTCACTAAAAGAAATAGAAATGGTCAAACAAAGTCTGGTTTATACTCTTTGTTTATCCCAATGGAGTGGAACTACGAAGGATTTATTGACGAGTACGGAGTTCCAGTATTCACTACTCCTGACACAGATGTGTTTGCCCCAGACGGTGAACTAATAGATATAGGTGTAGTTGATCATTGGAATAATGAAGCTGAAGGTTTAAAAGGTGATCAAGACGCTTTAAATGAATTTTATAGACAATTTCCAAGAACTGAAGAACACGCATTTAGAGATGAAACTAAAAACAGTATATTTAACTTAGTAAAAATATACGAGCAAATAGATTATAACGAGGAAATGTCTAGAACTTTGGGTGTTACCACTGGTAATTTTCAATGGATAAATGGTATAAAAGATTCACAAGTTATATTTTATCCAGATCCAAAAGGTAGATTTAAAGTTAGTTGGGTTCCACCTCAACAACTACAAAATAGAGTGGTACTTAAAAACGGTATAAAATATCCTGGTAATGAACACATGGGAGCATTTGGTTGTGACTCTTATGATATATCAGGGACTGTAGATGGAGAAGGTTCTAAAGGAGCATTACACGGCTTAACCAGGTTTAGTATGGAGGACGCTCCTGCGAATAGCTTCTTTTTAGAATACTTATCAAGACCACCTACAGCTGAAATATTCTTTGAAGATGTTTTAATGGCGTTAGTATTTTACGGTATGCCAATACTCGCAGAGAACAATAAACCACGTCTTTTGTATTATTTAAGACGTAGAGGTTATAGAGGATTTAGCATGAATCGTCCTGATAAAGTTTGGAATAAATTATCTGTAGCAGAAAAAGAGGTAGGTGGTATACCAAACTCAAGCGAAGATATAAAACAAGCACATGCCGCAGCAATTGAAATGTATATACAAGATCACGTAGGAGTAAGGCAAGATGGTAGTTTTGGAGATCTTTATTTTAATGAATTGTTAAATGATTGGGCTAAATTTGATATAAACAAAAGAACAAAGTTTGACGCAACAATAAGTAGCGGTTTGGCCATTATGGCTAATAATAGACATTTATATGCGCCAAACGCAAAGGTTGAAAAACCTAAATTAAACATAAAAATTTCTAAGTATAGTAATACTGGAACTAATTCACAAATAATAAAATAAATATATGGCAGAGTCTGGCATAAAAAGTTATTTTCCTAGTCAAACCGTAAGTGATGCTGAAAAAATCAGCTATGACTATGGTTTAAAGGTAGGTAAAGCAATTGAACAGGAATGGTTTAATCATGATAGGAGTCATGATAGATATAGAACCAATCACAATGATTTTCATAAATTAAGATTGTACGCTAGAGGTGAGCAATCAATACAAAAGTATAAGGATGAGTTATCTATAAATGGTGATTTGTCCTATCTTAATTTAGATTGGAAGCCTGTTCCAATTATACCTAAGTTTGTTGATATTGTTGTAAATGGTATTGCGGAAAGAACTTATGATATAAAAGCTTATTCTCAAGATCCCTTTGGTATAGAAAAAAGAACACAGTACATGGAATCTTTAATGAGGGATATGGAAACTAAAGATTTCAATGATGCAGCGATGGAAAACTTCAATGTTAATCTTTATGAAAACAAAAAAGAAGATTTACCAGAGTCTCAAGAAGAATTACAACTTCATATGCAATTAAATTACAAGCAAGCTGTTGAGCTAGCTGAAGAACAAGCGTTAAAGGTTTTGTTTGAAGGTAATAACTATGAGTTAATAAAGAAGAGATTTTACTACGACTTAACAGTACTTGGTATTGGCGCTGTAAAAACTTCTTTTAATACATCAGAAGGTGTAACTATAAAATATGTTGACCCAGCTAACTTAGTTTACTCTTACACTGATTCACCTAATTTTGATGATATATATTATGTAGGTGAAGTTAAAAATATACCAGTAAACGAACTAGCAAAAGAGTTTCCCCATTTAACAGAAAGTGATCTAGAAGACATAATGAAAAATAAGTCTTATAATAGATCTAATTATAATTCTAGACACAATTACAATAAAGAAGATAATAACACTATTCAGGTTTTATATTTTAATTTTAAAACCTATATGAATGAGGTTTATAAAGTAAAAGAAACTTCAACTGGAGCAGAAAAAATTATACCAAAAGACGATAGGTTTAATCCCCCACAAGATATGGAAGGTGGTTATAGTAGAATGTTAAGATCTATAGAGTGTCTTTATGATGGGGCTTTAATATTAGGTACTGACAAACTGTTAAAGTGGGAAATGGCCAAAAACATGATGCGTCCTAAAAGTGATTTTACTAAAGTAAAAATGAATTATGCTATTGTAGCGCCAAGAATGTATGATGGTAGAATTGATTCATTAGTAAAACGTATCACTGGTTTTGCAGATATGATACAACTTACGCACTTAAAGTTACAACAAGTAATGTCACGTATGGTTCCTGATGGTGTTTATTTAGATGCTGATGGTTTGGCAGAAGTTGATTTAGGTAATGGAACTAATTATAATCCACAAGAAGCATTAAATATGTTTTTCCAAACTGGTAGTGTAATTGGTAGATCATTTACTCAAGATGGTGATATGAATCCAGGTAAAGTACCTATTCAAGAAATAACATCAGGTAGTGGTGGTAATAAAATGCAAGCTCTCATTGGTAATTATAATTATTATTTACAAATGATAAGAGATGTAACTGGTCTTAATGAAGCTAGAGATGGTAGTATGCCAGATAGAAACGCTTTAGTAGGTGTACAAAAATTAGCAGCTGCAAATAGCAACACTGCAACTAGACACATATTACAAGCTGGCTTGTATTTAACAGCTGAAACAGCAGAGTCGCTGTCACTTAGAATATCTGATATTATAGAGTATTCACCAACTAAAGATGCGTTTATACAAGCTGTTGGTGCACATAATGTTGCTACGTTAGAAGAAATGTCTAATTTACACTTATATGATTTTGGTATATTTTTACAATTAATGCCAGATGAAGAAGAAAAAGCCATACTTGAAAATAATATTCAAATGGCTTTACAACAGCAAAGTATTGAGCTTGAAGATGCTATTGATTTACGTGAAATTAAAAACGTAAAACTAGCAAATCAAATGCTTAAAATACGTAGAAATAAAAAACAAAATAAAGATCAAGCTATACAACAGCAAAATATACAACTACAGTCACAAGCTAATGCTCAAGCCGCACAAGCAGCAGCACAAGTTGATGTTCAAAAAAATCAAGCTTTAACACAAAGCCAAGCTCAATTAGAACAAATTAAAGCTCAGATTGAAGCTCAAAAAATGCAACAAGAAGTTAATTACAAAAAAGAACTGATGCAATTAGAGTTTCAAATGAATATGCAACTTAAAAATGCTGAAGTAGAAGGTATGAAACAAAGAGAAAAAGAAAAAGAAGATCGTAAAGACGAAAGAACAAAAATACAAGCTACACAGCAATCAGAAATGATTGAGCAAAGAAAGTCAGGTAAAGCGCCTAAAAACTTTGAATCCGCAGGTAATGATATACTAGGTGGTGGATTTGATTTAGGTAGTTTTGAGCCTAGATAAATTTATTAATTATTATTATATTATATTATGGAAGAAAACAAAGAGCAAGTAGTCGAAAAGACTAAGCAAGATAATGTTACTAAAGTTGAGATTAAAAATACTCAAGAAGAAGATAATGTTATAAAAGTAAACTTAGATAAACCAATAAAACCAGAAGAAGAAAAAAATGAAGAACCAAAAGAAAATACAGAAGTTGAAGCAAGTACAGCTGACGACAGCGGAGTGGTTGCAGAGTCTGAAAGTACCGAGCCCACACAAGAACAAGAAGAAGTACAACCGAAAGCAGAAACACAAGAAGCTCCAGTACTAGAAGAAATAACTGAAGACTCTACTGAAGAAGAAGTTGTTAAAGCAGAAGAAAAAGTTGAAGAAGCTATTGCAGAAGCTGAAGCTACTGGAAAACAATTACCAGAAAATATTCAAAAGTTGGTAGACTTTATGGAAGAAACTGGTGGTGATTTAAATGATTATGTTAGGCTTAATCAAGATTATAGTAAACTAGAAGATAAAGATTTATTATATGAATACTACAAACAAACAAAGCCTCACTTAAATCAAGAAGAAATTAACTTCCTTATGGAAGATCAATTCTCTTACGACGAAGAAGAAGATGACGAAAGAGATATAAGAAGAAAAAAATTAGCGTTAAAAGAGCAAGTTGCCAACGCTAAAAGCCATCTGGACGGGCAAAAGTCCAAGTACTATGAAGAAATTAAAGCTGGTTCAAGATTAACTTCTGAACAACAAAAAGCTTGGGATTTTTTCAATAGATACAATAAAGAGTCAGAAGAGACTAAAAAACAAGCAGAAGCGCA